CCCTCTCCGATCCACACTTCTCGGGCGGTACGCAGTTGGTCTTTCGCGCCAGCACCCCACCACACACCGGCGTAGCTCTCGCCTGGGGCGAAGCGTGCCTTCATCTTCCCGAACCGGTGCGGTCGGTCGATCAGCCGCTCCCACCAGCCCCCTTTGACCAGGGGGAATCGGACGGTGGCTGTGCCTTCACGCTTGGCGCGGTCGTAGTAATCCTCCTGTGTATAAAGGCCTTTCAGCGGCTTGACGTTGAAGCCGCGGCCCGTGGACAAGTACGCATCAGCGGCAGCGTTCGGTGCCTCCTTCGTCTGCGGGTTGGACTTGGAGTAGTCATCGAACAGGTCGTCGTACAGGTCGCGCACGCGCACTTCCTGCCCGCACTTGGCCTGCCGGCCGCAGCGCAGCACCCACGGCTTCTCGTAGCTGGTGTACAGCTCTTTCTTGCTGCAGTGCGGGCACTTGCCGCCGCGCATGTAGGGCGTGCCACTGCGGTGCTTGAGGCCATAGTCGCGCTCGATGCGCGACAGAACCTGCTGGCGGATCTCTTCCTGCATGCCGAATCAGCCCTGTCGAGCCGCAGCAGCGGCGTGGTGGTGGTGCATGGTTCTCTCCTGGCATCCCCAGCGACGGTGGTGCGGCGCTGGGGATGGGTGTGGCGTCAGGCGTTCATTGAAAGCTGGGGTTTGAGGGGGGCTATCCCCCTAAACCCGTTGTAGAGCGGGTGTGCGGTCAGTCGCTGAGCGGCAGCTGGCGCTGTGGGGGGTCAAACAACTCCAGCGGAAGGCCAGCGGCCACCATTTCTTCGTGGAGCATGTGGGTGAAGGCTGTTCGCTCACGTACATCCGCCAGGCCATCCCTGATCTTCGCTGCCTGCAGCAGCTCCCTCAGTGCGCCGATTCGACTGGACTTGGTAGCGATACCATGGGTTTCGTAACGGTGGAGGACACCAGCCCACTCGATCTGAAGGGCAAGAACCTGGTCGGCAGCATCGACGTTGCCGTTGGCTCGCATCCGGTCTGTGCTGATGCGGGCCAAGTACATCCGGGATCGGTCGAGACGGAGGTAGAGGACCCCCGATTCCGGACACTTAGCTGTCCCCAAACCCGCAATTTCGGGAGGACTAAGGCGACGAATGCCAAAGAGAATGGCGTTGTCGCCTCCCTCAAGGGTCCGCTGGGCCCCCTTCCATTGCACGCCCGCCAACTCACACAACGGCTTTGCCTCGACGTACTCAACACCTTCGTGCTCAACCACCATCAAGGTCAGCCCGTGGAAGCTGATGAAATTGACGGCTCGGGTCGCGGGGTTCTCTACTTGTTGCATGGTTCTCTCCTGTGGAATGGAACTACTGGTGGTGTTCTGGTGGGGCATGGTTCTCTCCTGTCCCTGGGGGGCGGTGGTGCGCCGTCAGGGGCGTGGTGCGGTCGGGCTTGATAAGGGGCGGCGGTGGTGCGCCGCCCCAACTGAAACTCTTATTCGTCGGCTGGCTTCGAGCGGGAGAGGATCCCGCGCAGGTCGTCAGAGATGTACTCGGCGACTGCGGAGGTATGGTCGGCCGTGATCCCCAGCACCTTGGCCGCTTCCGCCGGGAGCGCTGCGATCAACTCCACTGCGTAGGCGATGCGCCAGAGGCGGTCGTAGTCCTCGCCGCTGACGACCTGGCTGTGCTTGTCCCTGGCTTTCGAGCCTTTGGGCAGCGGCGGGCCCGGGTTGCGCAGCGGAGGGGGGAGGGGGCCGCGATTGTCCTTGTCCATCAGTTCACTCCGTTCGGGGTGCTGCCGCCATTGCGGAGCCAGGTGAGGAATCGCTCGGCTTCGCCGGCAGCCAGCAGGTACACCATCGAGCCGCACTGCAGGCTGTGAGTCACCGCAACGCGGATGGTGCTGCTGGTGTGCGCTGATACGGTCAACGCTGCATCGCTGGCGAGGTGTACCAGCGCGATGTACAGCATGTGCTTCTGGTCGAAGGAGCAGCGCAGAGCGATGCCCGGCACTGGCGTTTCCAGTTCGATCACCGGTCGCAGTGCGACGGGCAGGGGCGGAGGTGTGGTGGCCATCAGTGCGCTCCCTGCTGGCCGGCGGCGTAGCCGCTGCGCGCCTTGAGCTGTGCGGTGTAGGCCGCCAGGACGTCATCGAGGGTGATGGCCAGAGCAGGCTTGCCGGTGGCTTCCAGGCGCACGATTAGCGCTTGGTAGTCGGCAAGGGGCCATTCAAGGGTGTCGGCGATGAAGCCGAAAACGAGCGAGATCTGACGCGCGGGGCTTGCGCCGGGCGTGGAAGGGGCGTCATGCGCCATGGAGACGTCTCCTGTATCCGAGGATTGGCCTCGAAGAGACGTTTCTACGCGTCCCAACGAGGATGTCGGGAGGTTAGAAACCGGGATACAGACCGGCCGACAGCTTTCCCCTTGCGGGTGTTCTATAGCTGTCGCCTCCCGACGCAGAAAGTCGTCGGAGCGCACGAAATGCAGGCGCAAAAAAACCGCGATGCTGTCGGGCGCGGGTGCCGCTGTATCCTCGGAGTTTCTAAGCTCCTTGCGGCGAACTTTGCTCTCCCCCCGAATGGAAGTCAAGGGGAAATGAGGGAAAGTGTGGGAAATTGTTTTCGATGCCAGAACGTTCATGCGCAGCAGTCCATCGCCGTCGGCATAGCCGACAGACCAGCAAGTGGGAAAGAGTGGTGTGACGCGTTAGGGCGCAGCAGCCTGGTGCGGTCGCGCGTCGCCGCCGGCATCAGCCCTTGCGCCTTCGACAATCGAGAGCGCATCAAGCATGTCCAGCTGCCTGTGACCGTGTTCCAGCTTCCACTGCATCTGCAGCAGTGCCCTGGTGTAGCCCGGCGTCGGCGGTAGCTCCGACGTAGGGGCATCCGGCACGCCGCTGGGGCTGGCAATGCTGGTCAGCT